GTGGCATAAGCGATTTCTCACAGGACAATATGTACAATATACCCTCAATGATATCAGCGGGTGCTAACTGGTTAGGTGAGCAATCGGCTGATGTGTTTAGTCGTATTTTTGCGGGCGAAGAAGTAAGCCCTTTGGAAACTTTAGAGGCTATAGGTATTGGAGGAGGAGCAGCAATAAAGGGTGTGAATGCCTCAGCGTCAGCAGTAGCAAAAACAGTAACAGACCTTGCCCCCGGCATGGGTATTACCAGAGGTAAGATGCCTTACCACACAAGTGATGATAACATCATTGGTTGGTACGATGGAATCTTGGGCAAGACAAAAGAGATGGGCAAGATGGCAGGCTCTATGGGCGCTCAATTTGCAAAGAATTTATATAGCCCAAGGGCGAACGTACTTTGGAATAAGTATGGTATATCAGATTTAGAAAGAAAAGAATTAACAAAAGTTATTTCTGATATGCAGTCTAAGGGTGGATACAAGAGTCAGCATTACAACCATATCATAACTCAAATGCAGTCTAACAAGACGCTAAGAGATAAGTTTGGCAAAAGAATGCCTGAGTTTCTAAAAGACATGCAGAGTGTTTTATTTCCTAGAAGTGTAACAACGAAGGGTGTCGATCTTGTTGACTCTTCTGTTCCTTTGCATACCGTACTTCCCGATTTGGATTTACCGGCTGATGCGATCAGGGATCACATGAGTGCGCCAATGGTGAAGAAGTTAGGCATGGAAGGCAAGGACAACATACAGGTTCAAACTAAGGTATGGGAAAGTAGTCCTCTACAGGAAACCGTTTTCAAGAATACTAAAAAGATGCCTGATGGCGATACGTACATCAAGCAGATGGAGCAACCACAGATACAGGGTTTTCATATTGATCCTGACATTAAAATAATTGATAGGAAGAAAAAAGATGTAATGCCTAGGTTTCGTGAAGACGTTAAATTGCCTGATGGTACAAAAGTTAAGGGCAAAATAAAAAAGAAGAAGTTGCTTACCGAAACAGCAGACAAGTTGACAAAGACTCAAAATATGTTTCCATCAAGTACTCAAAGCGCCATGTATCTTTGGAAGACTGCACCAGACGGTTTCAAGTTTGATCAAGATGGAATCAACTATCTGTTACGTTGGAACAATTCTAAATATAAACAAAGAGGCAAGAAGGCAGAAGGGGAAGGTCTTAAGCAGGGTGATTTCATGGTTGACCCTTTTGATCTTTCAGAAGAAATGATTGATAGTGGAGACTATATCTCATTTGGTGGCAAGAGGTTAGGACAGGATAAACTGTTAGGCACCTACGATACTAGGTTTATTATAGACAAGAGAACAGGTGATGCTTATATGTTTATCTATGATGAGATGCAGTTAGGCTCTCCTAGTAAATGGATGGACAAGAAATATTTAGGCGGTTCGCAGGAACAGGTGTACGTAGACTTCTTCAAATTAGAAAGAGGCTCTGGTACAAAAGCGAAAAAGAGTCAACAAACTATGGCAGAAGAACAGAGAGGGATTAAAAGTTCTGATCTGGCTAATGACATTGGAGTTAAGTTGCAGGACATTATTGACAATGGTGTCACACCAGAAGACATAGCAAGGTTTAAAGCAAGAAGAGCCAAACAAGCAGCCACCGGAGCAGCAGGAGTGGGAATATTAAACTATGATGAAAACTAATAACGCACAACAGGAACGATTTGTAGAGATGTTTCTGTTGACTGGTAATGCAGCAAAGGCAGCAGAAATTGCAGGGTATGGAAGTCCGAAGCAACGTGGATACGAACTCAAGAACAAATTTAAGAATCTTATAGAGGAGCGTCAGAAGCGTATGCTTCAGGATAGCATACCCCTTGCAATCAATCAGTTGATCACTATGGTTCAGAACGCTGAGTCTGAGGCTGTACGCCTTAACGCAGTTAAAGACCTGCTTGATCGTGGTGGCTTTAAACCAGTAGACAAAATCGAACAGACTGTAACCAGTGTGGAAGAGAAGTCTACAGACGAACTATTAAAAGAGTATGAAGACGTTAAGGCTTTACTTCAGTAATGGCTAAACCCGGTCAACCTGCAAAGACGGCTAAAGGTCCAGTCCCTAAGAGGAAGGCAGACAGTTCTCTCTCTCCAGATGAGGATCGTTATAAGTATATTTACAAATATGCAGATGATCATTCTAAAGGTTATGATTGGGCAAGAAGACAAATAAGTCAGATAGCAAAATCTAAAGGTGACAAATATTTAGCGTCTGATGGCAAGTTAGTCAGCCGAAAAGAAGAGAAAGAAAAGGCAGCAAAAGCCAGAAGACAGAATAACACAAAGATTGAGAAAGAAAGAATTCTCAAAAAGATATCTGATATTACTGGTGGCGTTCATATAGATAAATATGAAAAACTTAACCTAGACAAGTTAAGAGACAAACTTGTAGAGTGGGAAAAGAAAGCAAAAATTCTTGACTCAGTAAGAAGCGTTCAAGGAGATGAGGCTGCTGAAAACCTGATCAAGTCAAACCCTGTTGAAGGAAAATGGGACATAGCAGGAAAGAGTGCGTTAGGTGAGGCTTTAACTGACGATGAGAGAAAAGTTGCAGACAATTTATATTCGAAAGGAAGGGATGAATTAGAGGCAAGAAAGGCAGCAGGAGTAGTCAATGAAGGTACAGATTTTACTGAGGCTGAGAGTATTCATTACACCGAAAGTGATTACACCAGAAAACAGTTTAGAGATAGATTTGTTATTCCGGGACCGAATGTTCCAGAACTTTATGGTTGGCAGCAAACTTTAAATGCTGAAATTGATAATCTTGTTAAGCAAGGTCTTTTAACAGAGGCAGAAGCAAATAAATTTGTACAGGAATGGGGTCACCGTGGATCAGTTGCTATACCGGGATTTGCTTCAAGAGCAAACTACGAAAGCAATGTAAACTCTGAATCAAGGCTTTACAATTCCTCTACAGGTCATGGAATGACTGTTCCTGAGACTCATAATGCTAACATACATATGTCTTCTGGTGAGGGTTATACTCTTAGTGATAAATCAAAACAGCATCTTGATGAGTTGATTGAGAGGTTTCCTAATTCCGCTATAGCAAAGAAAGCACAGGCGGTTCTAGATAATGTCCCAATGAGCGACATTATAGATATAGGCGACCCTAACAGAGATGCTAAGTTTGGTGGCGATCCTAGAGATGAATTACTTTTATTTTCAAACTCTAAAGTAAGACCTGCGGGATCATTGTCAAGAGAGTTAACACATGATCAAGGCCGTTCCGCAATTCACTATTTGAACACCTTAGAACATTTTGATTTCAACACACATTTTGGTTCTATTGCTTTACCTCAAGGTGTAACTCAGGCTGATGTGGACAGGATAAAAAATGCTCCTGATTTTATTAACCAGACTTACAATGATGCTGTTGGAGTAAGGTTAGCGGAGAATGCAAAAGTTGGCAGGGTAGAATCTGTTGCTGAAACATTTGAACAGACGTTAAAAAGTTTACCTCCAGAAGTTCGCAAGCAGATTGGTTCTTCAAACTTGAAAGCCATGGCAGCGTTAACAGTTCTTGCAACAGCAGGTCTTGGTGGCGCAGCAGGAGTTGCCAAATTTACAGGAATGTCTGAAGAAGAGAAAGACAAGATGTACCAAGGTATTGTAGATAAGGCAATGGTAGGACTAAATGCTTATGGAGAAGTTGTAGACTCAGGCTATGAAGCATTTGAGGCTATTCCGGGGTATAACGCTGCTACAGGATTTTATGATAATGCGGTTGACTGGCTGAATAATATATCTAACAAAGGTGGAGTTAGTCAGTCTGGTGGATATTACGGAGAAGACGGCTCTTGGGTTGCAGGTCAGACTTTTGATAACACCTATGGCGCAGGCGATGCTATTGACACAGGGATTCAAACTGTAAACCCTGCCGATGAGTTGGCTGCTGTCACAGGTATACTAAAAAATATATGGTACGATGAATCTGCTTTGGAAGAGAATAATGGTGGCGGTGGTTGGTAATGACTGACAGAAAAAAACTGGAACAAGCCCTAGCAACTGCAAAGGAACTCCACAAACGACAGAAGTTTAACAGGATTGAGTTTTACGATCCCTACCCATTTCAGAAGACGTTTCACAAGACAGGCTTTGAGAACAATCAAAGACTGCTTATGTGTGCTAACCGAATAGGCAAGTCCTACTCTGGTGCTGCTGAGATGGCTATGCACCTAACAGGGATATACCCTGAGTGGTGGGAAGGTAAGAGATACTACAAGGCTATCACCGCATGGGTTGGTGGTGTGTCTAACGAATCAACCAGAGACATCTGTCAAGCAGAACTACTGGGTGCGCCTGAAGACCCTGACGCATGGGGTACAGGTGCAGTACCATTAGAGAACATAGTAAGTTCAGAACGTAAACCCGGTGTGCCTAACGCTAAAGCACTGGCTCTGATTAAGCATTCCAGTGGAGATAACTCCACGGTACACTTTAAATCATATGAGTCTGGTGTAGAGAAGTGGATGGGACGCTCTGTTGACTGTATATGGCTAGACGAAGAACCGGATAGATCACTGTACTCACAGGCTGTGACACGTACGTTAGACCGTAAGGGTATGGTGTACCTCACGTTCACCCCTGAGAAGGGCATGACAGAGACTGTAAGCGCATTCATGAACAACATTCAGAAGGGCCAGTCCCTAACGAAT